ACATTGTTACATTTCCATCGAAGAATTGGATACCATTTTTTCTGAACGTGCTTCGAACGAACCAAATGGCCAAGCTGGAGCGAGTGTTCTTCGTAATTCATTTGCTAGTATTATCGGTGACGGTACTACTGCATTTAATTTCAAAGACAACTATCCATTAGTTACTCAATACGTGAACCCAATTCGTAGCATTGATCGTTTTACCGTCAATATTCGCAACCAATCAGGTGATGGTATTGTACCATCAAGCCCAGCTAAAGATAATTTCTTAATTCTTCGTTTCGTGTGTAGAAAACCAAATTTGTAATTTTCTCTCTTTAATATAGTATACCATGTCTCCAGGCATTGTTCAATTGATTGCAGCCGGCGCCCAGGATGAATACATCGTTGGTGACCCACAGGTTTCTTTCTTTACTTCAACGTTCAAAAGACATGCTAATTTTTCACAATCCATCGAAAAGCAAACCATCTATGGAGCGGTGAAAAACAACTCGATGTCCAGTGTTCAATTCGAACGATCTGGCGACCTTCTCAGTTACGTGTATTTCACGATAGACAATAATAGCACTGCCCTCGATTCTCAACGCTGGGACAATATTATTGATAAAGTAGAACTTCTTATTGGAGGTTCTGTTATTGACACACAAGATTCTGTATTTACAGAAAACATAGCTATAGATACTTTCGCGACTAACGTTTCCAAAAGCGCTCAAGGTACACACCCGGGTGTCAGCTCTCGTTCATATTTTTACCCCCTTCGTTTCTTCTTTTGTGAAGGGCCACAGTGTGCCATCCCTCTCGTTGCCCTCAATTACCATAACGTCGAAATTCGTATTCATTGGGCTTCAACAGCTACAGATTACAATGTCGAGTGTTTCGCCAATTATTACTACTTAGATAATGAAGAACGTGGGAATATATCAGCAAGAAAACACGATCTTCTCATCACCCAGGTTCAAAAGAACATTGCATCCGGAACAAACCTTCTAGAGTTGACATTCAATCACCCCGTTAAGTACCTAGCTTCGTCTAATACATCGACTACGAGCGCTCTTACGTCACCCGCAAACAAAGTGAAACTCAATATAAACGGTACAGATCTTGCAAACTATCGTTGGAGTAAACCTCATTACATCGATGTTATGTACTACTATCACACAGGGTTCGTGGCGTCCCCCGATTTTTTCTTGTACCCATTTTGTTTATCTACGAGCTCACTTCAGCCCACGGGTACCTTGAACTTTAGTCGTTTAAGTACAGTGAAGCTCATGAGTGAAACCATGAATATAATAGATCCTATATACGCAGTAAACTACAACATATTGCGCATTGAGAATGGGATGGCGGGACTTCTTTACGCGAATTAAAATACCAATCTATATTAAATGGTCAAGAATTTGCCGACGGTAGAGAGATCTACTAAAATCAGGTTCGGTAAAAATTGTACCAATGAACAGGCAGAAAATACAATTGTGTTCAATGCGAGTGAGGTCGAACTAGAAGTAGCTACACCCGGAACTACATATTTGACACCCATTCGCATAGATCCCGTTCAAACTCCGGGTGGAGCTGCAAACGTTATGGTTTTGTCATATAATAGGGTTACTAAAGAGATTACAGATTCAAATGCAATCGCAAGTGAAATCCTAAACTTTAATCTTGCTGGTGCGACAAAAAATGGAAATACCACACCGTATACAATACGATTTGATTCGTATACCGATGCGTTTGGTACTACAGTCACAGCTAACCCTACGAGTTTTGTAACTGCAGGGGTTATTGGTATCGCGAATAGTTCACCCACGAATACAATATCCGCAGGTTCCAAGTTCCATGTAAATATTAATGCATCAAATGTACTCTCCGTTTTAGGAAATACGTATATACAAAAGAACTTGGTTGTTGATGGAGACGCGACTTTCAACGGTCTGGTCACAACTTTACACTCAAATAATACAACCATTAAGGATGCCATCATAGAAATTGGTAAAGATAACGTTAATGGGGATGCATCTTTGGATCTTGGTTTTATTATGACTCGACCAGGTTCAAGTGTGGCTATGGGATATTTAGAAAGTTCAAATGAATTTGCTATTGGATACACACACTCTAGTGCTAGCGGGCATACTATAACACCATTAACCAATCAGGATATCAACGTCCATGTGTACGGACAGATTTTCACACAATCAAATGTCGGTATCATAAACACAAGTCCTATCCATACATTGGATGTGGGTTCAAATCTCTTCGTAGATGAATTTGGCTCTAACATTTTGAATGTTACCGGTAATACAAGTATTTCTGCGGATTTGACAGTAGATGGAGATACTCTCTTTGTAGATTCTGGTGCAGATAAAGTTGGTATTAATACATTAGTACCCAATGCAGAACTTCACGTCGTAGGTAATGCGTATATAACCTCAAACTTAACGGTTGATACAAATACACTTCATGTAGATGTAGTGAGTAACCGAGTCGGTATAAATCAAAAAAATCCAACGAAGGATCTTGATGTGAATGGAACAATTGCAGCTACTCGACGTGTCGACAACTCTGGTTACGATAGAATCCTTTTGGGTACAGATACTGGAACTACAATTCACGGGACTTCAAATTCACATTTAATATCTGTGGGATATAGAGCTGGTTATGATCTTCAACAATCAAATTCGATCGCCATCGGTTATAAATCTGGGAGTGTCACACAATCCCAATCCTCTATAGCCATAGGTGAAAGATCCGGTGAAACAAATCAAGGAATTAGTTCTATAGCCATAGGTGAAAAATCTGGGTATGACGACCAAGGTACACTATCCATTGCCATCGGTCAAAATTCTGGTGGTGAAAATCAAGGGAATAACTCTATCGCCATTGGTAAAGACGCTGGTAGTCAAAACCAAGGGCAAAAATCTATCGCTATCGGTGATGGTGCGGGTAAGATGTCACAAGGTGCCGGTGCCATAGCTATAGGATACTATGCGGGGTATCCAACCGCGCAAGCAGATGGGTCAGTTATCATAAACGGTGGGACAAGTGTCGCGGGTTTCAATAATACAACGACACAAAATGCACTTTTTATAAATCCTGTACGAAATGTTAATAACTCAAACATTTTGATGTATAATGCGGGATCCAAAGAATTTACATACGGAAATACTATAAACAATAACGTTCATGTATCAAATAACTTTACTGTAGACACGGATACACTTTTTGTTGATTCAGTGAGCGACTCAGTTGGACTCGGGACGGCGACACCCGATGCCAATCTTCATGTTGTGGGTAATGTATACGTGAGTTCCAATTTAACAGTTGACTTAAATACTTTACATGTTGATGTAAACAAACACTTTGTAGGAATAGAAACAAATCATCCCGATGCAACACTTCATGTAATGGGTAATACATACATTTCTGAAGATTTAACTGTTGATACAGATACATTCCATGTTAACTCCGCAACCAATTCGGTGGGTATCAAAACTAAAACACCCCAAGCTAATCTTCATGTCGTAGGTAACGTGTATGTTTCATCAAATTTAACTGTGGATACAGACACATTCCATGTAGACTCTATAAACAACTCCGTGGGTATCGAAACTAAAAATCCTGATGCCAATCTTCATGTAGTAGGTAACGTATATGTAAGCTCCAATCTAACGGTGAATACAGATACATTCCATGTAGACTCTATAAACAACTCTGTGGGTATCGAAACTAAAAACCCTGATGCCAATCTTCATGTAGTAGGTAACGTATATGTGTCTTCCAATTTAACCGTGGATACCGATACATTCCATGTAGACTCTATAAACAACTCGGTGGGTATCGAAACTAAAAATCCTGATGCCAATCTTCATGTAGTAGGTAACGTATATGTATCTTCAAATCTAACCGTGGATACCAATACACTTCATGTAGATGTTGAATCAGATCATGTGGGTATTAACACGGTGAATCCTGTCGCCGAACTTCACGTCGTGGGTAATGCATACGTATCATCAAATGTAACAATCGCTGATACAACAACAACCACTTCCAAAACAACTGGTGCCGTTAAAATTACTGGTGGTCTAGGTGTAGGTGGAAATATTCACGCGACTCATGTAAATTTTGAAGATGTTGTGGCCGATAGTATAGTTGTTGAAGACACGACTGTATCATCTTCTAAGACAACCGGTGCTGTTAAAATTGCTGGTGGTCTAGGTGTATCTGGTGCTTTATTTGGATCCACTGCTGAATTGGATGGTATAACTAAGGTAACTAATAGCACAGCCTCTTCGGCTAAAACGAATGGTGCCCTAATTGTTACGGGTGGTCTAGGTGTCACTGGGGCTATCTATGGGTCATCAGCTGGACTCGAGAGTCTTTATGTTACCAATACAACTGCGTCAACATCTAAAACCAGTGGCGCCAGCCGTGTAGCTGGTGGTCTAGGTGTGGCTGGTGATATTTATGCTACACATGTAAACTTCGAAGATGTAACCGCCGATAGTGTCACAGTTGAAGATACAACTTTATCCACCTCTAAAACCACTGGTGCAGTTATTATCGCTGGTGGTCTCGGTGTAGCCGACAATGTCTACGCCTCTAGATTTGTTGGAGATGGTGGATTACTTTCAAATATCGCAACAACTTTACAAGCTATAACTGAAAATGGAAATACAACATCGAATATAGTTCAATTCACTGGTGTGGGTACAAGTGTTGTAGCACACTCTAATGTTGGTGTAGCTAATGCAGTACCGGGTCACACCTTAAGTGTTGGTACACACCTCTATGTCGACGAAAATGGCCCAAATACATTAGTTCTTATAGGTAATACATCTGTGAGTGCAAATATTAGCGTAGGTGGTGACATCTCAATTGCAGGACTCAGTGTAAACAAATTCCCAATTGTAGGGTCTACCAAATTCCTTGAAGATTCTATTATAACTAAAACTGGGAGTGACATTATTATTTCTGGTGGTCTTCAAGTTACCGGTGATATAATCCAAAATGGTACCATATTTGTTGTAAATTCGGAGAATACTGTAATCCAAGATCGCATATTGACTCTCGCAAACAATAATACCCAAAGTGCTCTCGATGTTGGTATCATCATGGAGTACCCCGGACATAACATTGCTATTGCCCACCATGGCAATGAAGCAGTCAAACGATTGTCAATTGGATATACACAAAATAAGTATACAGCTACACAAATTGACCCAGATAGTAACAATATAACCCTAGATGTATTAGGGAACCTCCAAGTTCAAAATAATTTCACTGTCGATACCACACTATTCCATGCAAATTGTATAACGAATCGCGTCGGTGTACTCACAACTAATCCTGGATATACATTTGATGTTCATGGGGACTCGAATGCTTCTGCCGCGAGATCTATAACATCTATAGTAACAAGTGGTACGAATGCAACTAATAAAACATCTGGTGCCGTTACAGTGATAGGTGGTATTG